AAACACGGGCGCGGCTAAAAGCGGAGTTGGCAACGCCGCAGTGCGCGGTGCGGTTGCCGTTGCATTTTACGAAATTCCAGTTGTTAAATTGCAAAGGTTTTGCCGTGTTTTGGTGACTGGTATGCCAGAAGGCCCAGAGGATATGATGATTATTCGCGTCAGGAATTGGCTTATGGAGGGCCAAATTTCGGCGACGCCGCGCAATAAGCTGGAAGCGTATCGCATTGTTTTGAACTTCATAAAGGCATACAGCGCGGGCCACGATTTAAAAAAGGTTCGCAAGGTAGGAAAAAACCCTTGGGAGTTGGGGATTTTTAACAATGACTGAACACAGAAAGCACATGCGGATTGCATTGTCTGAGGCTGAATACGCCAAATTTAAGGCAGCAAAGGCCAAGGCGGAGGCGTCAACGCGGGTTCTGATGAGTGACCCGCAATACGCGGCGAGTTTGATCCGATACGCATCAAGAGAGGCTGGGGATGATTGAAACCCCAGCTAACATTCTAAGCCACCACGCAGACAGTGACGCCGTTGACAGCTTTATAGCATACCGCAAGAAGCACAAACGAGCGCCACTGTCAGAGCGCGGGGCGCTGATGATTGCAAAGACACTGCGCAGCATCAATGAGAACGGCGGCGACGCCACAGAAGCCTTGGACATGGCGCAAGAGCATGGCTGGCAGACAATAAAGGAGGACTGGTACTTTGGACAGAAACGCACAACTACCCGCAATTCTAACGGCAACACTTCCAACAGTGACGCCACAGCACGCGCGGTCGCTTTCGCCGGAACAGCTAGACGCACACCGACAGAAGATTGCTTTTGACGTAAAGGTGTTCATGGCAAATGGTGGATATTGGGACGCGCGGGAAGGTGACGAAATTGACGCGGCGGCGCTGGCCGAATGGGCCGACAGATTGGAGGACTGGCATCAACCGCAGATCATTTATGCCTTGCGCAAGTTTCAAGACGGCAACCCAAGCAAGCGGCCCAACCCCGGACATATCTTGGCAATCTTAAAGGAAACACGAGGCAAGGCTGAAATTAGGCGCAACCCATTGCCCAAAATGCCCGCGCAGACAGTTACGCGCGTTGTACGTGATGCGGATATGAAGGCACGGGCCGACGCTATCATGGCATCTTTTAACACGGGGAAGGTGCTGTGATGGACATTGACCAACGTGTTTACAAAGATTGGACGGATCAAGAAATACAGGCTGAGCGGTTTAGATTGCAAGCGTTGGCAAGTGAGGCATCTGCAATTATTGGAGTGTTAAAAACAGAATTGTTTTATCGCGCAACATTAAGCGCAAAGGGAACCCCATGAACCTCCAAGACATCGCAGAAGCAACAGCCGAACACTACGGGACAACCGTTGAGGCTATGTGCGGATACTCACGCCTGCCCGAAGACGTGCGCCCGCGTCAGGTGTATTGCTACATGGCTTACAAGTGGACGGGCGAGTCCAAGTCGCAAATCGGGCGCATCATTCGACGGGACCACACGACGGTCACATCTTCGCTTGCAAGGGTGGCGCATTATGATATAAGTGCGGAAGTTGCCGCAATCGAATGCGTTGCGTGCATCGACTGGAACGCAATCGCGTTTACAACCAACAGAAACCATGAAGGACCAATGATATGAAGGGACGAATAGCTGCTTGGGTGTTTGACAATATACCGTTGCCCGCATGGGCCGCACCGTGGGTGTTTGGGTTGATTATTGGGCGTGTCCCCAGAAAGGTAGAAGACGATGACTGACAGAACATCACAGACGCTTTTGAACGGACATTTGAACGACGCGCTGGCAGACTTCCTTGCCGACAATGTCGTTGATCTGACAACCGTTTTGAATGGCATTCAAGACTTCACGTCCGACGCTGTTGAAATTCACCAAAACGCTCAAAATGCGCAGCCGTCAATGTGCGGTTACTGCAAAGGCGGCACTGATGAAAACGTAAATTATTGCCCTGTCTGCGAAGGCAGCGGAACAGAACCAAACTAAAGGACCAAACCTATGACAGACAACACATCACACCGCGTGACAGCCGACGAACTGCGCCAATTTATTGAACGTGTAGAACGGCTGAATGCTGAGAAATCAGACATTGCCGAGGCAACCAAGGAAGTGCTGGCCGAGGCAAAGGGCCGTGGGTATGACCCTGCCCTAATGCGCAAGATTGTTGCACTGCGCAAGCGCAACAGCGACGACATCGCAAACGAAGAATGCGTAATGGACACCTATAAAGAAGCGTTGGGAATGTAAGCATGGCAAATTACGGACGCGGATGGGGTGACGGATACGGAAGCCAGTCACCAGAGGCAATTGACGCATATCAGGATCAGCAAGAAATTGAGGCGGGCCAGATACAAAACGCAAGAGCGCAACGCGAGCGTGAAACGGCGGCAAAGTCGCGCAAAGAAGGCAAATAGCATGAAAAATATTACAATCGCCGGAAACATCGGCAAGAGCGCAGAAGTCCGAGACGCTGGCCAAAACAAGGTCACAGGCTGGACGGTCGCAGTAGATGACGGATGGGGCGACAAGAAAACAACCATTTGGTTTGACTGCAATTGGTGGGGCCAGCGCGGCGAAAAGGTTGCGCAGTACATCCAGAAGGGCGGCAAGATTACCGTATCGGGCGAACTGTCTAAGCGCGAACACGACGGCAAGACCTATTTGACGGTCAACGTGACTGACGTGACGCTGCAAAGCAAGGCGGACGGTGGCGGGCAGTCAGGCGACCAGGGCGGCTATGGATCGGGCGGGCAGTCTCAAGGCGGCGGATATGGCGACGCGGGCGATGATGTAGACGGGGATTCCATACCGTTTTAGCAAATTAACGCTTGGACAATTCCGAATTATGATATACAACAACAGGGCGGGCGACGGTGTAACAATCACCCGCCCGCCTTTAACGTATCAAAGGAGCCATAAGCATGACAGGTTTAGTCACAGCCGCCGTTTTTGCCCATCGTCTGCACTGCTCTGAATGCGGCAACCTGTTGCGGCTTAAACGGGGCGTGCAGGTAGCAGAAAAGGCAGAAAAGACATCAAAAGACACACGGCCTCACGGGACGGGCGATAGCGTGACGTTTATAGAGCCTTGCCAAAGCTGCATTGAAATAGAAACAGCGCCCGCTCGCGCTCTCAAAGCCGCAATAGATTTATTCTAAGTGACAACCCAACACCAAAGGAAACCATGACATGACAAACCCACACCCAAACCCCGTTGAATACCTCGGCGCAGTCCTAGACGCTATCAACGCAGACCTAGACAACCCCGACACGCCAATGATACCGGCGCACGCTATTACGTTGGTGCGTGACGCATTTACAGCCGTGGGCGTTGACTTTGATCTGCGCGAAGGGGTAGCGGCATGAACCTATATGACATCCAAACATCGGTCCACGTCAGCAAAAACAAGACAAACGACTTTGGTGGCTACAATTACCGCACAGCCGAGGGCATTCTATCGGTTCTCAAAGCAGCATTGCCAGACGGGGCATCGGTCATTGTGTCCGACACTTTGCAGGAGGTTGCTGGTAAGATTTTCGTCACGGCCACGGCAACCATCAAAATGGAGTCTGGCGAGGCATACACCGCTCAAGGTCACGCCATGCACGCCTTGACCAAGAAGGGCATGGATGAGGCGCAAATCACAGGCTCCGCGTCGAGCTACGCCCGCAAGTATGCCTTGTGCGGATTGCTTGCCATTGACGACGGGTCTGCCGATCCAGATTCCCGCGACAACCGCCAGCCCCCGCCCAAGTCCACACAAGAAAAGGTAAACGAGGCGCAAACGGTTGACGACATCAACGGTCTGATTGCAGAGGTCAAGGCGCTAAATAAGCCAGCCGCAAGCCAACATTTGCACGAGCGCGCGACCGCATTGCATTTGCATTACGACAAGGATGTCAGCAAATACACGGTGATGGAATGACTAGCCGCACAATCCGCGATGCCGACGACGTGCTGTTGCTTAACGCGTTCCTAGGCAACATGCCGTTTCCTTACACAGTTGATGTGACCAAGGGCGCAAGCCGTTCCAAGGCACAGAACAAGCTGCAACGCGTCTGGTGTTCGCTTATCGCGGCGGCACTAAGCAACGGCAACACGGCAGAAGAGGTGCGCGGCGAAACCAAGCTGCGCATCGGTGTCCCAATTATGAGGATTGCTTCGGACACATTCTGTGAAAAGTACGATCGACTAATCAAGCCGCTTCCATACAAAGACAAAGTAGAGCTAATGATGGAGCCGATGGACTTCCCTGTCACTCGCGCAATGAACACCACGCAGAAAATGGAATATCTTGACGGAATGCAGAAAATGTGGGCAGAGCGCGGCGTATCTGTAAGCTACCCAGGAGATTGGATATGACAATGCGCGCCAAGTATCTGCCGCAAGGCATCCACATGACAGACCCGGAGGGCAACAGATGAGCCTACATGCAGAAATAACATTAAAGGAGATTTCCGATGGGTAAGGCTTCGCGTCGTTCCGTCATGCGCGCTTTTGGTGATTACGTTGATTTTTGCAGTTGGCTAGCAGACGCAAAAAACGGGATTGGGGTTGAGGATGGCGACGACAGCACCGCTGAAATTGCCCATATGGTAGTAGGAGCCTATCAGCGCTACGCGGAGAAACTTGATGAATATTTAGGCAGGCCCAAAATCAAAGACAAGGATATTAAAAAGTGAGCGAATTTGCAAACCAGCGGCCCGTTTACCAAAAAGGCCAGACACCACCCAAGGCACCCCGCAAGCAGATGAAGCGCAACACTAAACCTAAAGACGTGTGCGAACCTGGCAAGATGTTTGTGTCAGAAAAACTACGTAAATTTGCCAAGGGCCAGCCGTGCCAGATGCAAAGCGAATGGTGCAATGGCGACAACGAAACCACGGTTCTGTGCCATTCACGGCGAGGCGCAGGGGCGGGCATGAACCAGAAGCCTTCAGACTGGTGGGGATATCATGGGTGCAGCGATTGCCATGCGCATGAGCACAAAGCATACGACAGGGAATTGATGGGCGCTATATACCGCACGCAGACTGCCGTGTTTGAGCATTTTGGCACCCTGACCCCGTGATTATTATTCTGTAAAGTCCGAATTAGGGCTTGCCATGGGGATCAACTATCCGTAGTGTAGGGATAGAAGCAAACAAAGGATCAAGGCCATGACAGACTTCAACGACTGGTACGCACAACAGAACCCGTGGATTGACCCAGAGCGCGACGACTGCCTAGCCGAATTGCGCAAAGCATATGAGGCAGGCGCGGCATCACAGGCCGGAACCCTGCGCGATGAATTTGCGGGCAAGGCTTTGGCATTGGCAATAGCATCGGCCACTGCTCCAGGGTGGGAAAAGGCAATTGCAAGCTGGTCCTACGTTATGGCCGACGCAATGCTAGAGGCACGCAAGACGACAGGGGAGGGCGAGGCATGAGCATCCCAACCGGAGCAATTGCCGTTGACAGGCACGGCATCGGATGGGTTTACAGTTGGGGCGTGTGGTTTATGGCCCCTCATTTTAACACACCAACGGAAACAAAACCATGACACAACGAGCAAACGACTTTATCATCTGGCGGGCGGGATCGTCGGTCAATTGGGAATGCACCGCAAAAGATATCGCGGATGAGGTGAAACTCAGCAGGCAGACCGTGCAGCAGACATGCAAGCGGCGCGGGTGGAAACTGCAGCACGGCTACACTGGGGACAACCTTTTATCTAGGCCAAGCATTGACCACATCATGGCAAGCAAGCACTTGCAGATCAGGGGCGCAACATGAACGCTGACACAATCCCGCACGTCATCGCCAACGCTTTCAAGGTGCCAAGTCACGCAACGCAGATTGAAGCATTGGTCGGCGCGGCAATCCTCAAGGCAGAGCGCAAGGCCAAGCACGTCGCAAGAATCCCGACATTTCCAAAGGCGGGCTTGGGCGCGGATAAGCCAGACGCAGACCACTGGCTCAACAAAGCTAGGGAAATGGTAAAGGTTATGAAAGGAAAGCCCCCAATGGGCCGAGAGCAGCTTGCGCAAATCCTTGGGTGTTCAAAGGAGACGATGGCAAGGCGGGCTTCATTTGCAGTGAGAAAGGGCATGATTGTCAAGATAGATTCAAAGTCGTGGAAGGCTGGCGTGCCGACAATCACCTATGCAATTGGAAAGGGTGGCAAGCACTTGACCCCGTCCGAAAAATGACGCATACATAGGACTTGGTCGTCATGGGCCTCCTTTGTTGGTAAGTGGTCCGCGTATTCCTCCCAGAGCGCGGACCACGACAAAGATGTTAGGGCGGCCACGGGATGCGCAATAGCGTGAATTATGTTGCCTTTGCGTGAATTATGTTACTAAGCCGCATTGATGTGGTGTGCGCAATACGTGGCTAAAACTGCTTATCCTGAGTGGGCCACGGCTCAGGGCACACCTCATGAGCGCGGAGATTGATCACTGTGAATTTCACACATCTGCCGCGTAACACCACAACCCGAACCAAAAGGCAGACATGACCAGCAAATCACAGGCACGACGCAATAAGCGCGCACAGAACAAAGCCACACCCCAAGAATGGCCCGCTGTGCGCAATGGCGTATCAATCGCAACCCAACCCACATCGCGGCCTACAGATGAACGCCTAGCGCGCGGACAATGGACGGCACCGGATAGCAAGGGCGGGGCGTTTGTTGACTTGGCGTGCGACATGATTGGGCGGCTGTTTGTTTCCAAGCAAATCACAGAGCAGCAAGCACAAGAGGCGCGAGCTTTCTCGGAAGTGTATGCGGCCTACCTTGAGGAAATCGGCATAACGGAAAGCAAATCTTGCCTTGCGGTGTCATCGGGCGGCTTTGACCCAAGCGACGGCAACGAGGCAGTGTTTAAACGATACTACGCTATCAGGGACAAGATCGGGCGCGTTAAGACGTCTTTACTGCAAACGGAATGCGGCAAGTCGGCAGACGACAAGCCGGTCAATCTGTCGGCTCTACGCAATGCGCTGGACTGTCTAGCGGCGTAGGGGCAACAACAAAGGACCAAGAATATGACATTCTGCAAAATTATAGTTGCGTTGATTAGCATATTAATGCTGTGGATTCAATGGCTTTGGAATGCTGACCAACCTCCTGTTGGCCTTGACGAATCGGCATTTGAGTTTTTGTGGTTTGCATTTTGGGCCAGTACGTTATTGCGCGCAATATTCCAAAGTACCAAGACATGAACGCTAATTTAATTTGCTGGGCAATGATAACCGCAGGGGCTTGCGGAGCTTCATTCGTGATGTTTGGCGCGGTTGCAGCTTTCGTTTGCTTGGCAGCGATTGGAGTAATTTTGCTAATTTTAGAAAGCTCATAAGGACCGCCAATAATTGAACCCCTTGACTACCGCGCAAAACCTGCTATTTGTTGAGGCGAAGAATTGCGTTTAATGAACCGCATTGATGTGGTGTGATAAAAGACGGGGACATAGGCAACAACGTGGCGTGGCCCCTCAGCAAGCCGCCACAATCACACCACATGAGCGCGGACAGGTTGAGGTTCTGGATAGTGAAATGAGAGTCGCTGTGAATGCGAATGTGCTGACGGGCATGTAGCGGGCGACCCATCAAGAACTTTGGTTTGATGCCAGTATGTCTATCCTCGCGTCTCAACCTATGGGCCAGCTTTTGCCTAGCAGAGGTTGGCTCACTCAAACTACACTAAGCCGCATTGATGTGGTGTGATGTCAGTAAAATGATCGACGCTGGTAGTAACCAGATCACACCTCATGAGCGCGGCAAGGGCCACCCGCCAAGGTGCATCATCGTGCTGTGGCCTGTATCCGAATGATGTGAACGGTAGGCAGGAAGACTTGGTGCGCGTTCAACCTATTCTAAGCATCTTAACCCCAAGGGGAGAGACGCAACCATCGGGCGGGATGCCCACACTCACAACATAAAGGCGGGAAGCCTCTAATGTCCAAACATTCAAACAATCAAACATGACAGGGCGCGGCGGTAAGCGAACAGGCGCAGGCAGAAAGCCGGGCGCGACATC